AAGCCTGATCTGATGGATAAATAATAAATTCACTAGCATAACCAATAAGGTAACTTTGAGGGCCAGTATCATTTTTTCTTATTGTTGAACCAGAAACCCCACTATTAGCTGCAGATATTCCGTTTCTTCTACTTTTTACAACATTAGAGTTACCATTCCAATTTCCATATACCAAGTACGAAGCATTGTTTGTTAAAGAAAAAGAACCAGTAGTATATTGAACGCTTGAAGGAACTGTAGTTATTACAGCTGAAACAGATGCACCTGATAAATATCCCCAGAAATTGGAAGCTAAAACACCAATTCCAAAAAAGTTATTTTGAATAAAAGCATTTCCATTTGTACCACTTAAGCTTAAAACACCAATAGTTGAAATAGGCCCATTGGTTAGACCATAATTGCTTGTAATCTTGTTTGAACTGCTTGAGTTGAAGAACAATGAAATTATTCCATTTCTAGTAATTACGCTTCCACTTGACACAATAGATGGCTGTTGAGATCCATTTACTTCAGCCATATGTCTTAAATTACCTGTTTGATCATACCATTTTACAACAAATCCATTATTAGCACCAACAAATGATGTCAAAGCAGATGTATCTAAATTACCATTTGAATCAAAACCTATATCCTGCTCCCCATTATCCGAAGACCTACGAACCCTTAAAGCTGCACCTGAATATGTGGATGATAATCTCCTAACACTGTAGGCGGCTCCTGCACCTCCATAAAGATCTAATAAATAAAACGGCACCGGCTCAGGAGGTGTGATCTCACAAGGCAAAGCGGTAAAAGTAGTATATACAGGCGCACCATCACCTAACCTAAATCCACCAAGATTGAAAGCATTGTTAATGGTTACGACATATTGTGAACCGTTCCATACGGTTGATATTGTGATTTGTGGGCCGAGGAATGGAGCTAATTGACCATAAAGAGCTACTTCATCTATGTCTTGTGCGCCAACAAAATATCTTGGTGATGCTGGCCCTGATGCAAAATAATCTATATATCTATATTGATAACCATAATCAAATGAAGCTTGATAGCATACATAATCACACGATCCTCCTTCAAAGTCAGTTACTTTACGAATTGTAAATAAAATATCACCACCTGGAGTACTAACATTTAAGTCGGTAGGTTCAGTTCCTGTATAATAAACATAAACAGAATAATTACCTGTGTCATTTTGATATTGTAAGACAGTTCCATAATTGGCAAGCTCTGTAATGAAATCATTGCCATTTAATGTCCAATCAAAAAAATCAGATGCGCCAAAATCCTGAGAATTAATAGCCAAAACATACAGACACTCCTCAGCACCACTAGGCAGAAGCCCTATGATCTGCTTTCCTACATACGATTTGCAACAATCAATAGCCATTGTTCAGACAATTTTGGAGGCATTCTACCTGTCCTCTAATTTCGCAAATAAAATCGATAGCAATATAACTGAATCGGTAAACTTTTGATTCATCCAATACAATGCCTTTGTTCTCAGCGTTCCAGATTGTAACCGCATCCGTATCATAAGAAGTTACCTGAAGCGATATGCTCATGGCGTTCATGGCCGTAGCGGTTGCCTGCATCTCACCTTGAAGCTCTCCGATTAGTTCCGCAGCCAATACATCATCCACCATTGGACTGTCTTCAAGCTGAGATTTTGGAACGGCTACAACCAGTCTAAGCGGGAATGTAGCTAGAATGTTCTTGCTGATATCAACGCAGCTGTTCAATCTGATGGTATTGGAATCGGTGCGGATCGTAGTGGTTCCACGCTTGCGGATATAGGCTGTTCCGTTCTTATCAAAGTTCTGGACATCGATGTAGCCTGCCTTGAGACCTTTGTAGTACATTGGGCGAAGCGTTCCATCTGTGCGTTGGATGATCTCGGTATATTCATAGACCGTATCAAAATACCCGGTTAGCTTAAGCTTGTCTGCTATGTCGCAGAAGAGTTGGTTTATCATGTCAGGGTTCCAAATATGCGAGCGAACTCAAATTTAACATCTTCAATAAATTCCTTTACTTCAGCATCGGTAAGTGCGAAAATCTTTCCGTACTTTAACTCAAGTCCACTTCTTTTGTCATTATTAATGTTTCTCTTTAAGGCTACAAAGTATTCATTAATTCCATTCTGCTGTGGTGTAGGTACCTGACCATTCTCAAAGTCCGACTTCAGATCTCCAGACAGTTCAAGGTTGACAAACGCACCACCTGTAGGCTTGCCAAGTATGGCTTTATAATCTTTGTATGAATCTAAATAGACCGTTACATGGTTTTTGCCGTTCTTAAATTTGGTCTCACCTGTCTTGCCTCGTGGCGTTCCAAGTTTTGACCCTCCAAATGAAGTCTTTGGATTGAGATAGATGCCACCATCAGCCTTGTATTGACCTATCTGACCACCGCTGGCATTGCCTCCATCTGTAAAAATTCGTTTACTTACCGCAGCCACGGAACTATAAGCAGCCAACTTCAGCGGTGTATTATTGGCTTCAATTTCAGCCAATGCCTGTTTAAGCTTCAGTTGGAACTCTTCGATTGTCATGGTAACATGATCCGATGCCTTACAGGCGTATTACATTGAAAGCAGCGGTTTGTAGGCAGCTGCATATTTCCCAGCCAATTGCTCATAATCTCTTTGTACTTATTTACATAGAAGCTATGCCTTTCTTTCAACTGGTCTATGTTAATTGTATGGTGGTTGGTTGCCCTTTCACCGCTGGTATTGTAGGCAGCATCAGCGACAAGAATCTCAGCAGTCTTATAAGCCAAAGCCAAAGCAAGGCTGTCAGCATGGCTGCACATCCATGCCATGTGATCACAGGCAATGTCGTAAACCACGGATAAGCCTGAAGTATGGTTTATTCCATCAGTATTGCTGTCGTAGAAAGTGCCATTTACCTCAACTCCGTAAGCTGTTACATAGCTGTTATTGCAGCTTATTTTACCGCAGCAAAGACCAGATTTGATTGGGGTATAATAGGAATCAATTCCAGTAGCATCGTAGCCTACAAATAGATTCAATGGCTGCTTATTGGATTGATATGTTTTATGAAGATAAACGGTGCTGATTTGTCCAGCAACCGTGTTGATGTCTATTTCATCCAGCTTTAGGTTCTGCCTCAAGTCCCAAACCTCAACTGTTACAGTTGTGGTAGTATCTACAAGAAGACTTATTTCACCTATGCTGACTTTAAAAAAAGTATCAGATTGATTAAAAACCATCTGAATGCCTTGGTAGGTTGTTCCAGGCTTAAGCGATTGGGTGCCATTGTAAACACCTAGCCGATGTGAATCAACTAGGCTAGTGGCTAAGTAATGACCTTGAAAATAGTTATAGATAGTGTTGGTCATTTCACGCACGGCATGCTCTCGCCTAGCGTTGAAATAATCTTCAGCCGTTGCATATTGGCTGGTTATAAAGCTTTCAATATCTGCCAAGGAGACCCCGACATCATCGATATAGATTGAGCTTTTAGGGGCAGGTGCATTGCACAAATCACGCACCTGGATGAGATCATTGAAACACTCCATGGCTTTATAAATTAAAGGGAGAGGGATTACTCCCCCTCCCAATTAACAAACAATCAATTATGCGTTGTTTACTTCAAGCAGGTTCACGAAGTTAACACCTTGAGATGCACCTGTGCAGATCAAGTCAGTTGGCAAAGCAACGAGCTTGGTTGAAGTCTGCATGGTCATAGAGATGTTACCGCAGTTGTTAGATACGATCAAATCAACTGGGATTCCGTAGCGTGGAGTGGTCAATGGGATGATCTCGAAGTTGCTAGAAGCACCGGAAGCCAAGGGGCTGAAGGAAGCTTCAGTACCTACAGTGTAAACAAGCAACTGCATAGCACCTAGCTGAGTCATCAAGCTGATGTTGTTAGAGCTAAATGCATCTACTACATAAGGATCCCAAGCAACTACTTTGCCATAGCGACCCATGATGCCCATAAGATCCATGCCATCAGTTCCGCAGCAACCTACATTTAATAGGTCAGTTGACAAGTAAAGCTCAGAGCCTCCGAAGATTCCGATAGGAGCGCAGTAGCCAGTCTGCTTGGCAGCCAAGTCGATTTCAGGTAGGAAGTAAGGGTTCAAAGCAGTACCGTTTTTGGTAGTTACTTGCTTCACATCTCCAGTAACATTGGAAACATCGGAAGCCCATTTACCAACCAAAGCTACAGCCTCTTGTGCAGTCTTTTCAGCAATCTTCTGCTCTATGGCACCTGCCATAGCGTTAAGGCGAGCTGCGATAAAGTCTTGGTTGGAACGGCAGATGTTAGCCAAATCGTAAACGGAATAAGCTTCGCCATATTTAACCTTCTGGCAGATATCCATTGAGTATTCAGCGGAGTTGTCACCACCTTGGTTAGTAGCGGAGCAGTCCAAATTACACTCAGTTACTTCTTCTACATTGGCAACTGGAATACCAGAGTCGTAGCGAAGGATTACGGTGCGAGTTTTTGCTCCACCTGGATTTACAACCTGGTTGATACCAGATACATTTTCAGGAGAGGTAAGCATGCCCAAGAAAGCCGAGTCACGGCCAAGGGTTGCTACATTACAAGTAGTAAAGAATGAGTTAAGCTCAAGCTGCACATCTGGGCAAGCGAGCAAAGTTGATGAACAAGACATGTTTAGTATGGATTAAGAATTAGGATTAATTTGATTTTGCCCTGGTATTGCTGTGGCTGGCACAAAGTAATCCACACTATTGCAGTGGAGCGCACTGGTTACAAAGGTAATAAAAAAGCCCCCACTTTCGTGAGGGCTGCCCTATATTTTAACGAGATGCCTTTGGATGCAACCTCTTGCCAACAGTAGGCATTGGCTGTTGAGCGGTTGGTTGTACCGATTGGGGAACTGGTCGTGCAGTTCTATTGCCAAGACCAAACATATTGGTAGAACCTGGTTGAGCCAATGGAGCAGGCTTGCCAGCATGTGGGTTGGTATCGCCTAGTCCTAGCTCATTGATGATATCCTGCATGGCTTCCTCTGCTGGCATGAAATCACCTGCTTTTACTTTGGACTTGATACGCTCACCATTGGCATTCATGGTAACGAGCTGACCATTGTCATCAAGGTCAAACTTAAGGCGGTTCTTAAGGATTGCCTCAAAGCCAGCACGCTCTGCTTCATTGATCTTGGGGCGCATCTTCAATACCTCTTTGGCTTTGGCTAATCTGAAATCAACTTCTTTCTGTTTCAGGCTGCTTGCCATTTCGTACTTGTATTTCTCAAACTCTTCTCCAGTGCTTTTCCAAGCTGCTTTAATGTCGTTTTTTTCTTTCTCAATTTTGGCGATCCTTGCCTCGTACTCCGAAAGGCGTTGGTCTGTCCCGACTGTATTGGATTTTTTGACATCTTCTATTTGATTAATAAAGCCACCTTTAAGCTTGTTAAGTCCTAGCACCAATAGCTCATCGTTTTTCTTTATGGATTTTGTTTCTTCCTCTGTAAACTCTACTCCTTCTTCCTTGAACATCTGCCTGATCTTGGTCATCTGGCTACCCATGATTTTACCATAGATTTTGTCCGTGATTTCAGGGTCTTTGATAACATTCTCCTTAACGATGAACTTGGATTGGAACTGTTCTTTGAATTGGTCGAAGTTCTCTGCTTCGATTCCTGTGAACTCACAGAAGCTTTTTAAATCACTCATTATCGGTTTTTTTTGGTTTGCGAGTCCGTTTCTTTGGTTCTGCTGCGGTCTCGGTTTCAGCAGTTAAAGTATCATTGAACGATTCAATAGGGGCTGTTGTAGGCTCTTGATCTAGTTTTATGACTGGAGGCGTTTCAATAAGCACCCATCCACCCGATTGCATCCGCATGGGGTTATTATAGATCGATGGGGGAAGCATGGCTTGTCTGCCAGTCTTCATCGATACGGCTTTCTTAAGGTGATCCATAACATGGTGATTTAATTGCAAATGTACTTAACAAAGTTACAAAAATATGTTTATCATTGCCCTAAAGTCACCGAGTTATGAAGCGCAAATGGACTGACACCGATACTGCGATTTTTTGGGCTTTGATAGCAGCTGCATTGATAGCGTTCTGGTCTCTTATCTTTTTGAAGATATGCTGATATCATTAATACTATTTATAATCTGTTTAATATTATTAATAATTGACAACCATGCGACCAAAATCAAAGAAGATCGGAGAGATCCTAAAAACAATTAAAGGTAAGAAAGGCAAGTGGGAGATTTACTCCTACAAAAAAAACAACAAGCTTTACTATGCCAATCGTTTGGTGAGTGCGAATGGCTGGATAGTGTGTGTGAATGATGGATTTAGCAAGCTTAACTATTGCGAGGATAACATCAGAAGGGTTCAGAAACTCGCCTGAATTTTGGGTGAATTGGCCCCGTAAGGCCAGTTTTTATAAATTAAAGTAATCAGCTGTGGTTTTATCGGGTTCAAAACCATATTTTGATATCGCCTCGGTCACTTTTTCTTTAGGAACCCTACGGACTGAAACAGGTATAATTGAATGGCGGCAGTTATAACCCCCTGCATAGGAATAGATGGTGGATGAGTTGGTGCCGGGGATGCGCCCAGCCCAATCCCCAGCCGTTTGAGGCCAGCTCTCAATTTCCTTATAATAGAAATACTCGTTATGCCGAGCCTTACAAAACGGTCTAGTTGTTTCAATTTCACTTCCAGAATAAAAAAACCACTCCGCTTCTAGTTCTTCGCTGACTGCCGATGTGTAGTTCCTATCGGCTATGGCGAAGGTATCATGGGCAATCTGCTTGTTATATTGCAGAAGCTTTCCATCTATTTCTTCATCTCCAGTTACTATGGTCTGTAGCTGCCTGACCGTTTCCCTAAATCCAGCATTGGAACTTATGGCAGTCTCTATGTTTTCCCGAACCACATCAGCGAACCGTTGGTTACCAATGGCATTGACCATCAAATCAACTGCATTGGCTTGCGTCAGCCTAAACAAAGCCTGTGCATTGGCAGCAACAGTAAAACCATCAAAAGCCTTTGCAAAAAGTTCATTACTGATCTCAGCCTGTTTGTTCATTTCAGAGGCATAGGTACGCACCGCTGAAATATATTCCGATTCAGAAAGTATCTGCTGAACCAATTCCTTGACATTGGCAGCCAAGGCAAGGTTGGAACTGTTTAGAATAATGTTGCCCGATGAGTCAACCGCAAGCTGTCGAAGTATCTCAACAATCTGAGGGAAAAGCTTTTTCTGCGCTCTTTCTACCTCTGTTAAATACTCATCAGGCACCGTAGTGAGCCTGCGAGTTTTTTCCGCAATTATCTCACTTAAAGTAGCCATTAAGCCGTAGCGATGATGTTACCTACTAAGGATTGAGCATTAAAAGGAGTAGCGGTTGTCAAGGCAATGGCTCCAGCTACTTCCTTAGCTTTGTTAATCAAGGCTTGCTTCTGCAAGTCGAAATCCAACTCAAAGAAATTAGGTTCAGCCATGCTCAACTCGTTCACAAAGTTAATGGCCGAGTCATGCAGAACCACCTCCCACTTATCTACCAATCCCTTGGCAAGCTTCAAATTAATCTCATCCAATGTCATCGTGAGCAGTCGGTCTGTCTGACTAATCAGATTAAAGACTTTCTGACCTTGAACATCTGGATAATAAAGGGTTTGAAGATATTTATAGATAATGGATTGTATTACAAAAGGCGGCTGCTTGGCACTAATCGCCTCATTGATTTGGGCGAGATAGTCAGACTCTAAGTAAAAGTCATAATTCACAGGTCGCTTAACGACTGGCTTGCGGTAATTCTCACCGTAACGCATCATTCCTATCATATCGATGCACCACTCATACATATCAAAGAGCTGCATGCAGTTCTGCTTGATACCAGCGATCAAAGCCTTCTGATCCGATGCAGCCTCTGTAGCGGTAATTCCTTCGCCACCTTGAACCTTGTTATTAGTCTTTTTTAGATGCAGAATCTCATAAGCCTGATTCATGTTGTGAGCCACTTCCTCACGCAAGAATCGAGGCGTTTCAGTCGATGGAGCTGCATAGAATATAGCCGAATCAGGGCTGATGTTATCGCCTGCCTGAGTCGATGTCTGGGGCTTGATAAGCAAGGTTCCGTATGGGCTGACCCTATCTCTTAGACCTGATCCATTACATTCTGAACAAATTGATTTCTGTCCATTCATTAAATAGTGATAACCGCCATCGCAGGTCAGCATCTCACCATCCACTCTGATCTGATGCTGGCAAGGATCACCAATCATCACCCGGTAAGGATAGGTGCAGGTAGGCTTAATTCCACGGAGCAAGGCTGAATCCAACAGCACCTCATCCAACACATCGCAGGCATAAAGGAACGGAGACTGTTGCATCATGGTTTCGTCAATCTGTATGGCTATGCCATCGACTCGCTTGACTGGAACTTCACCTGTTGCATGGTTGAACCACTCGACTATTTCAAATCGATAATCTACTTTTTTACCTACTTGGATGGCTTTATAAATCCACTCATCATCAAAGATGTAGTAAACCAATCCCTCATAAACTTCCTTATTGTTGTATTCCACCTTGGACATTTCCTCGCTTTCAATGATGGCGAACTCTTCATCATAAGCGATTACCCTAGTCGTATGGTAGAATTTGGTAAAAGGCTCAATCAATCGCTCTGGGTCTATTACTTCTTCACCTTCAATCTCGGTGGTTGGTATTTCATAAGGCAATACCGCAACCACTCCCATTGCATCCATCAGCTTCAATGGAGGTAGGAATGTAAATACAAAGTTGTCAAGGCTTCCAAATTCAGGATAATCTTGGTTTATATATTCAGCCAAGGTAGTATTGGTGTTCACATACTGATCCGAATCAGGTAGGAACTCAATAGACCAGTTGTTTTCATGGTAAGCACGACCATAAGTGTCTACCATGTCCTTAAAGACTTGGATAGTGGTTTGCTTAAAGTTAGCCCTTACATATTCTGCCTCTTTTGGCGTTTGGTTGGGTGCTTGCTTGGCAAAGAGCAACTCTGGGAAAACCCCTTTCTGAGCATGAGTTCGTATCTGTTGAAGCCATTCAACCGATTGGGCATAGCCAGGATAATAATGAGGCAAGTAATTCCCTTGCTCATTACTACTGAACAAGGTAATCCCTTTTGCCTTGTTTCCTTTTGTTTTAATCGATACGATCTGGTCAACCAGATACGAAATCTGCTCAGGGGTCAACATTAGAATTTGGGTTTAGTAGGTGGCTTTGGCCGGGTGCGTGGCTTAGAGCCTCCGCATGATGAACATCCTTTCATAGTGTAGTTATATAAGAGTTAGAAATGTCAACACCTGTCCCACTGCCAAGTAAGTATTTTGCTGATATAGGATATGTCAATCTTCGCTTCTGCAAGGCTCTCCAATTATGAATGACTTGTCTATAACCTTTGTAGTATTTTGATTTGAACGCTACATCTTGCTCAAAGCAATAACTGTAATGCTCATGCCTTTGTGGCAAGTATCTCACAGTTTTCTGCCCTTCCATCACCGGAGGCTCATGGGTCTTGAACTTCTGACCTTCCCACCACCATAGCCTCGTACTGTAACCATCCCCCCAGGCACCTTTACCAACAAGCTGCTTTCCGTTCACATCCTTACAAAGATAGTGGTTAAATTGAAATGCTCCAGCTATTGTCAAGTCCTTTTCAAGCATTTCTTCAGCCCCTCTCAAGTCCTCCAATGTCCACTGCTCATCGGCATCCACCTGCCAAAGCCATCCAGGCTCTGATCCTTGAAGCAGTTCTATTGCTTTGTTTACTTGGATATCCTTGCTGGCATAGCCTTTGCCTGATGAATAAAATATGACTTTGTTCGGATTTTGACTTGCCAAATCTTGACAAGTCTCAATAGTACCATCCGTAGAAGTATGGTTGGGTCTTATGGAAGTACACCAAGCCGTTGAGCCACCGTTACGGCTAAACCCTTCCACTATGACCCACTTGTCAAACATAGCCAGCATCTTTTCACTGAAATCCTTATGAAGCAGATGGTGCTTGGCGTTGTAAACTATGGTCAGTGCGTATCTCATCCAATCCAATAGATTCGGCTTCCAAAGCCTTGATCCGTACTGAACAGCAGCTCATGTCCAAGGTTTTCCAATATCTGAACAGTCTGGTAATGTTTTACATGATTCGTATCATCCAAAGCCAGATAGAATCCAGGCTCTACAATATCCATAAGGTATTTGAACTCTTGCAATCCCATGTGTCCTGCGCTGTCAAGTATAACCAGATCGGGCTTGTATTCCAATTTTGACAATGCCTGATTGAGCATATTGTCAGGAACTTTGAAACTTACTTCTTGCTTATACAGGATTTCCCTATTGTGATCCAGATGATCCACAACAACAAAATCAGGAACATCAAAGGTAAAAGAAACAGGTAGATCAGCACGACCAACGGATAAACCAAGCAGGAAATTAATGTTTTTAGAACGATGCCTCTTTCTTGCGATTTCATAATATCTGGGATTGACTTCAATGCTATAGACCAGCTCATCTCCAAGCAAAGCATCAGCAATGGCTTGGGTAGTACCTTCACCCAAATAGCAGCCTGTTTCAATGATTCTTTTAAGCTTCTTGCTGCGGATAAGATCTGTAATGGCATCTTTAAAGTCATTATGTGCGCCCATGCCGTTTGGCATCAGTTGTTGTGCTATCTGCATTTCATTATCTTTTTCATGTTGTCATAAGTCTCATTGACCTGCATCGAATCGCCATTAATAAACATGATAAAAGTCACTTCATCGCCTGCCTCATTATGCGACTTATGGAAGCTATATATATTGTCAATAGATACCATTGCCTTGGAGCGACTGCGTTCTGTTATTCCCATTTCATCAAGCTTCTTGTCAAAAAGCTCAATCTCAAACTCGTGCCATATCATATCGCTGCCAGTTTTTAGTTAGTATTGTGCGGTCTCCTTTGAACGGAACCTTGTCTGTAATATAGTAATGAAGCTGTGCATCCGTATCAATTGAATCAACAAAATTTGCCAAGCTGGAATCAATGCAATGGATTGAGTTGGCATGCTTTAAGACTTTGCGCCAATCGAAAATACTGAACGAACCCACTGGAGCAAACTCAATGACTTTGTTTGTAGATAAAACTTCAGCAGGACTGCCGTAGTCACTATTGCTATGAATGACATCATAAGGATCACCATCACCACATCCGAAATAATCAAATAGATCCATTTCAGCCTTTTCATTCCTTTTGTATTCCAGAGTCCTTAACCTATCCAAAGGTACTCCAGCTATCTCATATTTCAAGCTAACAAAGCTGTCAATCATCCTTCTTTTACGCATCCAAACTCCATGATTTCCACTTTTGGTATCAATGCCAAATGCCAAATCAATAACCTTATCAAATCTGCCTAACCCAGCTTCTATCGGCTTCACATAATCCACATAATCAAACAAGGAATGGTACTGCTTTGGACATTGCCAAGATACATCATATCCTAAATCATAATACCACTTGGCAATAGGCAACACACAAATAATGTCACCCACTTTGCCCGGCTGCTTAATCAAACAGCTTTTCTTTCGCATATTTTCAGCCGTGGTTGGAACAAGTGGCATGGTAGGCCCAGCCAATCTGTTACGCTCCGTATAGCTTCGCTTATTGGTCAAATGTAGATGGTAAGTTTTTATATCCTTGCTTGGGTTGACTGGCTTCAATCCAGCCTGTGCGATTTCATAAGCCATCCTGTTATCACATGCAGGCAGACCCATGGTAAAGTCCACATTCTGCAAAGTCTTGGGTTTGCCCTTCCAGATCCAAGTGTCCTGAGTCCATTCATAATCAAATAGCTTGGCAAAGCCGCCTGAAGTTATATCGTATCTGCTCAGGCATAAAACCTTCCCATCCATCTGAAGCGATTTGATTTCTTCTATTTCAGATGTAAAATAAATATCAGAGTTCGCTAATATATAATAGTCAGCTTCTACCGCTTGCATCTCTTTGATAAACTGGGCATAAGTCGGGCGGTCATAGCCTGGTAAGTTCACCACCTTTTCATTCTCCCAAGGATGCCCAAGATTGTAGATTAAATCGATGCTCTGACATGCGATGTTAAGCTCCATAACCTTGCGCAGTTCCCTCTGCCTGTCCCCAAATTTCTGCTCAAAATAGCTTGTAAATAAAGCGACCCTACCAGACTGCTTAGACCATTTTACGCCATCAGGCTTGATTACCTTGCTTATAGGCGTGACCTTGGTTCTTGGTGAGGTCTGGTTAGCTATCTTGTCAGACTTCAACAGATGCCCTTTAAATGAGTGCCTAAAGCCTCTGCTGGATTGAATCTTGCCAAGCATGTTATCATAATAGTCCCAATACATCGGCTTGATGTTGGAGCGATTACCAAACAGACTTAGCAAGGTATAAGACTGCGCTACCTGATGAGGTCTAAGCGCAGCGGTGTTCCCAAAGTACATGGCATGGTCTCCGATATGATGCCACTCACCCATCTTAGCCAGAGCAACATTTAAATATAACTCATCGGGTTGACCACCTCCCCACTTGTTGCGTAACCTATTTAATGGTATGGGATTGTCAAAGCTATCTTGAAAAACCCGATACATTTCAGCGGTCTTATCGCACCGCCTTATGTATTGGATGGAGCTTTGGGTGGCTGGGAATTTAGTGGTATGGTCAAAACCATAATGCTCCCAAATGTCCTGCCTATAAGCCCACCACATCTGGGGTAGGATATTAGGTGAGGTGATGTCATAAACCTCATTGATAAAAGTAGCATAATATGCCCCCGATTCAATAAGCCTATCAAATAATGGCTCAATGGGTTGGAGGCATAATGCATCGACATCTAAGAATAAAGTATGGTCAAAAGGCATGACATCGTAAATGCCTGCCTTGTATCTACCGGGGTCTGAAGGATCGCCACTTAAGAACTCGATGCGGTCAAACACGGTTCGGTCAGTGACTTCCTTCAGAACATGGTCGGTAGCGATCAGGTGGATAGCTATGCCAGGGCTGTGATGCTTAATCGAGGTCGCAAGGTTGTAGGCCATGAACCCATAGCCTCTCTTTCCCCACGCCATCAGCAAGATGCCTCTGGTCATAGGTTCCTACTATTAGGTGCTGAATACGCCTGTTGGAGTTGGGATCAAGGAGATGTTACCCTTGTAAGTGAAGGTAAGCTCGAAACGGGCAGGCTCTTCATCGGTATCTACGATGACAGCACCACCTGTAAAGCTGATTTCACCATCCAAATAAACTGACTCATCATCGAAGCCAGTCTTAGGACAAAGGCGAGCGATGGCACCAGCAACAGTGTAACCGCTGGCCAAGGTTGTCCAGAAGTCAAAGTTGGTAGTGTTCCATGAGTAATCGATGATGTTACCAGAGTAGGTAATGTAAAGGGTCTGAGGCAAACCGCAAGCGGTTGTCTTTGGAGACAAGGTGGCTTCACCCTGACCAATACCCATACGGATCTGCTGTACCAGCTTGGCATCGCCAGCAGCGATAAGGGCATTAACTTCAGTACCATCGGAAGGATCAGTAAGATCGTTTCCGCAAAGAATGAGGACTACTTCAGAGATACCGGAAGGGCGTGGGCCTTTGCAGGTCAATGTGGCTACTTCGTGATCGCCAAGAGCCTCGCAGTTGTAATTCAAACAAGTTGCCATGAGAGCAATAGATTTTTTGAGTTTAAGTTGAGTTCTTGGGGTTACTTAATGCCTCACCCTATTTGGCACCGTTATGCAAATATAATCAATTAAGTATGCCTATTGAACTTCTGGCCGTTTTCTTTAACCCTGACCTGGAATGTTGCCGTGGCAAGGCTATAAGCACCCTCACCGTTCCAATTGGGTGAATACTCTTCAGGCAGTGGGCTGTATTCAGTCACCGTTCCTTCAGTGTCTCCCATTTCCAAGTGATCGCAAATCAATATCGCAGCCATGGTGTCATGGAATGTCTCAGAGGCAAAATCAGTAGTAACCTGCCAATACTTCTGAACCTCGCCATAGACAGTCCGATCATTGCCTCTTCCAGACTTCATAATCTCTGTAGTACTTGGATAGTTAGGGTTCAAGGATCTTATCTCAGCCCGGTGCATCAGTTTAAAGCCAGTATTTTCAAAGTCAAATCCTAGGGCATTCTGATCACAATATCCTATGATCATCTTGGTGCGAGGTATGGGATTGCTTGAATAGTTAAGGCATTCACTTGTATAAGTAGCCTCAAATGGTTCTATTTTCTGAACATTTATATTATCAACCGTAATATCACCAATTACATAATTTAACTGTGGATAATAAAGAGGATCAGTCTTGCTGAAATTAGCCACAATCTGAATATTACCTCCTGTCAATGCATAAGATTGGGTAAAGCTTTGAACTCCTACGGTAGATTCATAAGTAGTTAGCGGACTTGCTCCGATTATATTGGTTCTAACCGATATACTTGGATCCGAACTGCCTATGATTTCCCATTCGGTTTGATAAGTACCTGGAGTAAATAATGGCTGCGCTACATTGGTCAAGATTGGAAATGCCGTATGGCCGCTTGTTAAAACCACCTTTACATCATCAATCTCACCATTGAAATTACTACTGGGAGTAAAAACAATATCTACAGATCCGCTTTGCTTTGGCTGATATATTTGGATGAAATCATCGTTACCACTCCAAGTATATGTTGTTCCGTTTGCAGCATTGCCAAGCTTTACGGTAATGGTTCCTGTATTCCAATTAACCACATTAAAGCCAACATAATAATTATAATTTGTACCCAATGCAGGAGTTGGGAGTGTCATGGTTTGGTAAAGAGTAGCAGTGCTTCCAATAGTGTGGACTGCCTTTCCACCAACTATTGACCAATTGGCTCCCAAATTCCAACCAGTTGAACCTCCTGAAAAGTCACCATTTGTAACATAGTCAGTGTAGCCTTGACTGTATGGATCAAATATAAATTTCATCTGATCGCCTGTGTCATCATATTGGGCTGCACCGTTAGTCCTAGTCCAATAAGTATATCCATCAACAAATGATGGATCCTGTGCCAAATTATCTGAGGTAACTACACAATAATCATACATATTTAGATTATAGCAACCATCAGCTAATTCATAATTATTCAAATCCAAATCTACTGTTACATAATCCTGGTAATAATTGATAGAATCTGAAACATCAAAAATATTGCCATTGGAATCTATCAACTCCAATGCATAATCTGTTTTTAATTCATATACTATGGGATTGGATATATCTCCTACAAAATCAAATGTTGGTGTAAATGATATGGTACCATTTAAAGTAGGATTTATATAATATTCATAAACACCATTGGCAGAAATTGTACCAGCCAAAACATCACTTACATAGAAATCAACTGAACCTGAAACATAATTGCTAACCGTTACTGATGCTTTGTAATAACCACCTGCATTGATGTAATTAGGGGAAGTATCAACCAAATCTCCTACGGTGTTTAAGATATGTGAAACTGATCCTGTGCCAACAATCCATGAATTATTTAAATCCCAGCAATTAAAAGTAACTTCCTTGACACTGGCTGAGTCTAAATAACCTTCAAATGTTGTATAAGGATCAAATTCAAAAATATTACTTGTTATTGTTCCTGTTGGTACAATAAATTCATAAAACCCTGATGTAAAAAAAGCTAAAGAATCATAAGTGGCTAATCTAATAGATGAAACATATCCCTGTAATATTTCAAAATCAACTATAATCCTATAATTGCTATTTGAATTTAAACCTAAAATATATTGATAAGCACCATTTACTGGAGCTGAAGACGCTGGAATCAATTCAATCCTATCTCCTACTACCCACTGCCAAATAGGAGTTGTAGTAGTTATTGGAGTATCACCTGATTCTAACCAACCATTGGCGTTTCCAGTAAATGAAGGATTGGTTAATAATTCAGGGCCTAAAGTATAATCACTGAAATCTGGATCACATACCAAATTCGCATTACATGGTGTCTGATAGAACTGAGTCAATACCCTGTCACCGCCCTGAACAGGCCAACAGTATTTCTCTGGCCCGCATTGGTAACGGTTGGGACTGTCAGGATCTGGAAAGTATGGTTGAAATTTATTGCGTAATAGAGGCATTGTTCGTTATTAATTTAATTGTTGTCATACCAGTCCAATCATTCCGCTTCATACTTTCAACCCATCCAATGTTTGTTTTACCATCCTTTTCAAATTCTATAGGCCCAGTAATAACAGGTTTTAAAGCTAAGAAATCGGTTTGATTTATATCATAATCAAATTCATAAATATATTTTCTCACATTAAGATCACCAGCGTATGGAATAACTCCACCATCTGGGCTTGCTGTGCATTCAAAAAATGAATCCCATTTTACTATCAAATTTCTAGCGAATTGCTGGGTTGGATCAGTTGATGAAATACTATCTTTAAAGTATATATTATAACTGGCTTTAACAGTATCACCTGGATACAAATAAGCAACTCCAGATAAATTTTGAGTAAAAATTCCATTTAGATAATATGTTTGAATAAAAAATGTATTTGTAAAATATCCACCTGATGAAACAACTGGATTAAAATACATTTCCAATTCAAATCTTTCATTATAACCTGGAGAACCTACTATACCATTTATTTCAAATACCAATTGAAAATTAAAGGAATAATTTCCTTCCAATGGTGCTGTATATTCAAATGGTGTAGAATTGATATAATTTCCACCACTATCAAAACCACCGCCTTGTGTTTCATTTACTGCTCCCAAATTAACATTACCAGAAAAATAGCCATTAGCATTAAATTGCATTAAATTACCCGTAAAAGCAGAACCCATTGCTTGATAAACCCTTTGAGTAGCCGAGCTATAACCCATCAAGGCCCTAAAGTTATCACCTCCTGAAGCCAGAAAAGTTCCTAAATCAGTTGTAAATCTTGATGAATGCCTTTGTAACTTATTGAAATTATTGAATACAATATTATAAAATGAATCACCAACACCATACGGATCGTATTTAATCGCTGAAGCTGTAAAGTTTATATCATCAACATTATCACAAGCAATTAGAAACAATGCCGACTGATACTCAGTAGTAGCCATCACAACCACATCCTGAATGGAATTGCTGTGTATTACAAATTCATTAACCAGATCAAGCTTGTTATTTGTATTACATTGCCCTCTTGGAAATATGTTTTTTATATCCCATCCGTTGTATCCTAAAAAGTCGGTAAAAGGATAATTGGCAACGCTTCCAACTGTAACAAATTCACTTCCTACATCTATATCAGAAAAATAATTTTCCAGCTGATATGATACATCCAATTCTTTTATATCTGTGAAACTAATTCCAGGCGCACCATTGAAACTGCTATCATAGTTTTCAATCCTAAATATTGGATTATTGGGATTGCTTTCATCTATATAGTAAAACAAGCTATATATCTTGTTCAATTCATCGAACAAGGTTTCAAAAGTAACCGTGTAAGAATCAAAGTTCAGCACATTCCTTAATGATCCCCATGTAAATAAGAAAGGAACCTCAGTAAGATTGCTTAAAAATGAGCTTTGAAATGTCAATTGATTGTCACTGATTGCCCTAATTAAAAAATCAAAGCAGTCATATATTTTTAATCCTTGTCTGGTTCCTACAGATGTGCCATTGATTGAATTATAAAGATCAACATCATATTTACTAAGCTGAGTAATATCATTTCCGTTTTTAGTCTTTTGTCCAGTCAAAAGCACAGGAATGCTTCTGTTATTATTTATATATGAATAATAACCGTTGTCCTGAATTTTGGTTCTTAAAACAAACCTTTGTAAATCAATTTTAATAGATGGTACTTTTATTATTCCTTTATAAACAAGAACAGTAGTTGTATTATCAACCTGGTCATAAATCTCAACATTTACCTCAGCGCAACCAGTTGCAAAAAACTTATCATATAAATATTGATAGCCGCTTATTTCACCCGGATTTAAAAGATTATTGGCATTATATTCCAATTCTACATCTTGAGTAATTGTTAGATTATTCAACCTATTATCCCTCTTTACCGATGTACTTAAATCGGTATCATTCATTGGCTGGTCAGTCAATTGACCATCTAAGTAGAAACGAAATGCCATTATTTCAAAACAACTTTATACATTAATGAATGACCAGCCTGCCTGGTTAGATTATAGATAAGAGCATCCCTGACAATATGCTTGAACTTGCCAGAGTTACCCGGATAGGTTACAACGGCAAAACTCATGGCTTGGTTGGATAGCATATTGAAGAAATGAGGCGCATCAGTAGTCCACACAAATATATTGGTTGAACCCCAAAAAGCTGGACTCATATCATTGGGATAGTCCTTATATTTATTCTCCCATGACTCATCAGAGTTCCACCAACGGGAACTGGCATCGTTCATGTGGAACATGGCAGCGTCTCTTGTGCCATCAGCTAACCCATTGGCAAAGGCAAAAGCCAAGCTTGTCCGATGCTCCTTAAAGCTGAACTTCTGCGCATGGCATGGAACCACTAAGAGCAATAAGATTAGAATCCTTATCATGCGAAGCTATGCTTGTAGAACCATACCTTTATAATAACATCAGAATCACCTACAGTAGGAGCGGCACCAACCAATCTTAACTTCAAAGGCTGACCAATCCCGATATATGGCGCACAGGTATCCTGGCAAAGCATGGCATTGCCCATGCTGACCACATCGACTGCGCTAGATATTACATCCTGCTGGAAACGCATGATCCGCTCTGATACAATCTCAAAATCAATATCCCCTACAAAGTCATAAGCCACCGAGTTGAATGGAACCTTGATCATTATCTTCACTATCTCATAGAACTCATCCACTCCAGGCGTGTCTAAGATATCTATAGCCGTGGTGTAACCAGTCAAGTCTGCTGGTATCAAAGTCACTTCTTTCCAATCCAAATATGGTTCCATGTTATCTAAAGCTTATTTCTGTAAAACCTAATGCCGGGTCAGCAACCCCATCACCACCCAATTCTGTAAAGGCAATATAAATACTATTAGCCCTTGCAGCAGTAGCCAAATTAACCCAGCCTGTATCGCCATATCCAGTAGCCGCCAAGCTTAACTCAACCTGTGCAGACAGTCCCAATTGTATATAGTTGGTAACGGTAGTATTGAAGGATGTGAAGTATTTTGCCCTGAACAAGGAGCCAGCCGTACCTATTACTTGCTTATTTGACTCCAATCTAACCTGTGTATAACCAAGCAAGTCAACTCCAAATATCATTCTGGTCGAGTTACCTGCAAACCTCTCAGCCAAGGTTGCATTGGTCATTACAAAGTTGGCTCCTGCATCTGCATGAACGACTATGCTCTTGACAGGCTGGAAGGTGCGCTCGGTGCTGAATCCTGCACCTTCAATGAATCGCAAAGTATCGCCAACACCAAGAACCGTCTTGTAAATCACATACTCCGTGCCATTTGCATCGAACTTAATCGTTACAGTCGCATCAGCCGTGTCAGCATTGTAAACGCTGATAAAGTCAACCACCCTCTGAGTTGATGCAGCTGGAGCAGGTACGATGTTCACATCAGTGCCATTGTTTGTATTTACAACTGTTCTGCCAGCTGTATAATCTGTTGTGGTTATATCCCTCCAAGATGTGACTACATTCAATTGATTGGTGGTAATCGTACCACCCAAAACAATCTGAAGGTTATCGGTTGTATTGCTTAAAATTATCATGCTCCTAATGTTCTTGCTAATACTTGGGGATGGGTCAAACCGCCACCCCCACTCGGTGCCTGTGCGACCCAAAGTGTTCCGTTATAAGTCAACACATCTCCATTTGTTGGAGGCGTTGTAATTAAGTCCACATCATGGATCTCATCCAGCTCGTAGCCGTTCTGCATTCTCACATAGATCTGCCCTGCCCCAGCGTTGGCTTTTTCAACTACCCCGATATAAACTAAATGATTGGGAGCATAAGGCTTGACCGATGTCCATGATCCTGCCGTAGCTCCAACATATAAAATATCACCCGGAGAGTAAAGTGAAGTGTCAATCCCATCCAATACTCCCTGAGTTATTACCAATCCGTTCTGTCCAGATAAGATATCTTCTGCAGCCAATCCCAATGATGTAGCACTGGTTGCATCGCTAGTGTTATAAGCAAGCTTAACGGTTGCTTTATTACCACTGGCACCAAACAGATAAACCGCCTGACCCTTGGTTATCGTAACCGCCTCATCATTCTTTACATAGGCAAACATCTGCTGACCGATTACGCACCTTACATTGGTAGTATCAAAGTCATAGGCAAGACCTAAAGTGGCACCGTTATATCCAATCTGTGCAGGGCCAGGGCCAACAAATGGCGTCTGGCTAAAAGCTACATAATCAGTAGTCAAACCATAACCACCTAAATCGACATTGTTTGTAGCCCCTGTATATGGTACATAGTTAGCGAAGTTTGCCCAAATATCAGTCCAAGCCTTGATGATAAGAGCATCTATCAAAGTCTTAACCTCAGCCGCACTGGATGGAGCGTAAACACCGAAAAGCACATCATTATAATCCATGATTAGCTCCCTCCTTAACCCTGTGCTTGCAAATTCAGTATCAGTCCAATATAAATAAGCATTTGGCTCTGAAACTTCTACAACACATCTAAACTTGGGAATAAGATATGTCATAGCTGGAGTAGCTATGGTAAAACTGTATTCGTTGTTATTTGATATGATGAATGACATCAGTTCCGGTATGGGTCGTATTTAGGTAATTGCCTTGCTATTGCTTGAGCTATCTCATCGACATTATTAATCCGCTGACCCTTGCGCCTGATCTGCTCCATATCGGTAGCATTCAATCCACCATTGAAATAAATGGATTTGGCTAGGTTGTCTGCAAATGACCTCTGCCCTTCAGCCTCTGATTTTTGCTTCTGATTCATCAAAGCAGGAGTTACATAGTTCTTATAGATGAAATCATCCAGCCTATTGTCATACATCGCATCAATCACATCAGAATACTTCTTAGTCTGTCTGGCTGGCAAAACCTTACTATTTGATGGCATCCAGATGAACTCTTCGCCATGCTCACCAACCCTAGCCATGTGTTCCCTTTCTCCGGTATCTTTAGATCCTACTGCATATGGTATGGGTTGAGCCAATACTGCTGCTGCCTGAGCTGCTCCCAATATAGCCCAAAAAGGTATTAATGAACCTAGAACTCCAGGTTGTTGGACTATGTTCCTAGCCGTATCTATTGCGATTTGAACCAATGCATTGGCTTTTTCAAGTTGTGCTGCCTTTTTCTTTTCTTCCTTGATTTTTTTCTCAGCAGCCAATTCAGCATTTACCCTTTGCTGTCTTGCCTGATCCTGTGCTATTTTCAATTCAGCTTGGCTTATGATACCTTGCTCAAAAGCCTCCTGATTCCTTTCTTCCAATAAATCTATGGCTTCGATTTCTTTCTGTAAATCATCTTCTATAGACTTGATTCGATTCTCAGAGAATTGGCTATATAGATTGGTTAGCTCACTTAAAACAGCAGCCGTAGCATCGGCATATTGAAACAGTCTATCTTCTCTTTTTTTCAATAATGCTTTTTCTTGCTCATCAATATTATCAGTCAGATCTTCATTATTCTTATCTAATTTATTCTGTAATTCCTTATCGGCATTGGCTATTTGATTATCATATTTTATTTTAATAGCCTTTCTTTCAGCTTCCGCAGCATCACCAGCTTGTACTTTGGCATTCTCAGCATCCCTGGCATTCTCAATCCTTGTTTTATTAATGTTGTTTTCTTCAATCAAAGCTTGATTTAATGCCTTTGTTCTAGCAGTAGCGGCATCTTTAGCTAAAGCAAAATCCTCAAGAGTTATAGCCTCTCCCAAATCCTCAAAGCTCTTAGCCACCGCCTCATTAGCCGCCTCAACCTTGTCAGCCTCAATAACCAATGCCTGCTCAATATTCAAATCATCAATCTGTTTTACTGCCGCCTCAATTCTTGCGACCTGCTGCGCATTAATGATGTTCAACTCATTCTGCTCGTTGAACTGAGCCAGATCCAACCTGGCCTGCTTCAACTCCTCATACTTCTTAATAAGATCCTGTTTCTGCTGCTCGCTTAACTTTGCATCTTGTTGAACAAGCTTAATCTTTGCATTAATCTCATCTTGTATAGATTTCTCATTTAAATCAGCCAAAGCCTTGATTCTATCTTCTTGAGCCTTTTGAGAATCT